GGTGTCAACGGTATAACTTGTTTTGGGGGAGGTGGCATATTCATTTTGGGGCTTAATATTCTACTCATTGTATTCCTAACGGGTTGTAGTTGTTGTCAGCAAATTGTTGTGGTATTTGCTCTGTTGTTTTTAATTCTTGCAAGCCAACAGCTAGTGTTCTCATGCTATCTGCTGCGTGTGAACTCCAGTCATGTACGGGCTTTGCATTAAAGGTTTGCAAGGTGTCATTAAACTTACGGTGATAGTTCCTCAAGGCATCTAACAGTTTCTTACAACTATCCATGTCTATCCAACATCTATTGAGTAGCAGCTGCGTATAGTGCAGCCCATCCTCTATACTAAGTTTTGGTACTATCTTAAATCGTAAACCAAGTTCGTATGCAATCTCACGTCTTGATTTTCCATTTGTAAACTCACGTTGTTCTAGGTCGTGAGGCCCATAATGATCCTTGTAAACGTAATCTTTCTTGTTAATCACACTGATGTAGTGTGGCAGTCCTTCATTACTGCTTTCGTAATAATCTATGATTTGTATTGATCTTCCAACTTGTTGAAAAAATATAATCGTTGTTTTGTCTGATATTCCTATATCCCAGGCCGTTGATACGGGGTAGGTAGCATCATAAGGTACACGGCCTACTTGTCCTTTTTGTTCTATTTTTTCTATGACATCTCCGTATATGGCTCCTTCTATTGAAGCAACCCAATCACATTCAAACTCTTGCCTGTACTTTTTTTGCCCCATCAAATCTAGGGCTGCATCTAGTTCTTCCTGATCAACTATGCCAGTCTCAGATGCTTTAGCAATCTTTGTGTACCAAGTCTTATCTTTGAGTCCGTGCTGGTACTTGGCATAGAAATCATTGCTCATACCTTGTGGTGTTCCCACGAAGTAACAGAAACCTTTTCGGTCAGATAATGCTGGTCGAATTATTTCAGGAAATAATCTTGGATTAACCTGTGCATACTCATCAACAATGATTCCATCATAATAATTACCCCTCAAGCTGTCTGGGTTTTCAGATCCAAGAAGTGTAATTTTGGCACCCGTTGGAAACAAACAACTAAGTTCTTGTTCGTTAAACTTCGTTCCAGGTATGACACCAGCATAGTATTTTAAATAGTCAAATATAATTGACTTTGTTTGTTTATAAGTTGGGCCGATGTATGCGTACCGTGGGTTCCACATGGTGTTCGTTAAAGCACGTTTTATTAGCTCGTTTATACACAATACAGACTTGCCAGCTCGTCTATGTATAGATAGTACGGCCCATCTGTATTTAGCTAAGTTTGTGTGTATCTCTTGTTGCAGCTCTCTTGGGCTGTAAGGAATAGTTATTTCCATTAGTGCATCGTTGGTTTTTCATCACCAAATTCTAGTTGCTCAATATTTAATGTTTCTAATATCCAATCAGACACATCTCTGCCGTGCATGTTGTTTCTAAAGCCAGTGATGTTTATGAACACACTTTTTGTGCCGTTGTCGTAAAACACCATTGCAATTAAATCTTTTAAATCATCATCCATCTAGGTACCTTGAGTTGGGGATATATATATACATATAAACGGCGGCCGACTTTTCGGGGTGTACCCCCTGGCAAACTGCCAAAAAATAATGCTTACGGGATAGTAGCCCGTCAACTTGTTAGGCTATGCCTTAAATATTAGGGTTGTTTGTCCTCCAGGGTTGCAGCATTATCTTTCTGAACTCCATCATGTGCGTTAATGCTTGCGTGTGCATGATCCGAAAGGGGGAGACTTGCCTCCCATTTAATAGTCAATGAACTGTCACCACTTTGTTTTATCTCTTGCTTGTCCCCGTAAGCTCCCAACAATTTAGAAGCCATCCAACGGGCCATATATAACTTCTCTCTTAAAAATGGTATTTGATTAGGCGGTACGTCTTTCTTATCTAATTCATTCATTGCAGTATCAAGCCATGTTTGGCAGCCTAACCTTCTACATTCTGCAACTTCTTCACCAAACTCTTTATATTCCCTACACCATTTATAAACAGTAGTTAAGCTAGGCATGGTTTTGTCATTACATATTTTAGTTAAATTCACTCCCAGGCTTAATTGCTCAAGAATTTTCTCTTTCAATGATGTATTTAGTTCTAATTTCTTCATCTGATAAATGTTTTAATGATCTTAAATTTCTAAGGGCCTTAAACTTGCCTTGTTTAGTTTTTGCGTTCCAATCACTATAACCCCCGTGATTTTTACACCGATAATGGCCCGACTTCATTAAATAGCCTTTGGCTCTACATTGTTTAGTATAGTTTGACGATCTTGTGAGGCTCTCACAGAAAATTTTAGATTGGGGCCTTCCTACCATGATTTATTTAATCACGCAATGATTTGCAATTATATCAAGATTTATTGCTTATTCGGGGCAAAATGTCCAATATTTTTTTTTATTATGCTATTGACATATATTATATTATGACCTAAAAGGTCAATATGATCTTTAAGATCAGAACATTAATAAAGGATAACTTATGAATAATGAACAAAAAAAAATACATAAAATTGCAACTATAACGGGTTCAGACAATGGCATGAACATTGTTATTGAGCATGATGGAAATGGATTGTTTGATTTAGAATTATACGAAAGCATGTATTTAGAAAAATGCTTTGATTGGATTGATCAAAGATATTCTAAAGTCGGTAATGATGGCAATTACGATTTAATGACTGAAAAGGGGGCTATATGATCGAACAAATTAAACAAGTTCAAAAGCAGATCAATGACATTTATTGGATGTTTGACAATACAAGCTATTCAACTGATGACGTTGAAAGGCTTAACCACTTAGAAAGTAAATTAATCAAACTTAATGAGCAATTGAAAGGGGGTTGCAATGAGTAATACTGTAAAAGATACAACTTACGACCAATTAAAAGAAATGTGCAAAAATATTGCCTATGAAATATCTGGTGGTGAAGTAGATAAGGAAGATTATGAAGCCTACAATCAATTAGATGAAGATGATAAAAAAGATTGGCAGCTTTCTGGCTTTGATTATTTAGAACATGTTTACGACATTAAATACCTTGTTGGCGGTGATGGTTCCTATTATGGAGCTGAATTGCTGGTTGCTGGTGGTGGCCCAAATATTTATGTCGATACCCGTTCAATGGAGGTTCAAGGATATTGGGGCAGTAAAATAGTAAATATACCATTTAGAGATGAAATTGGCCTTGATGACGCACTAGAAGAAATGTGGGGATGGTCAAAATGATTGAGCTGCTAACAACAATAAACCTAGACCCAGGCCCGCAATTCCTATTGGGGGCCATGGTCTTTATTTTTGCCTACATAATTATTTTAGGAACCAAGGAATTAATCATTGAATTTATAAAACTTATAAAGGGGGTTAACAATGAGTAATATAATAGAAACTAGCATTGAATTTGGTGGATTTTACGGTTCTATACATGGTGATAATATTGACCATTTAATAGAAATGTATGATGACGATCATAGTGACGATATTTTTTATTGGGAAAATATAGATTATCAAAAAACATACAAAAATTACATTGATGAATATTGCAATCATTTTTCTGATTTTATCAATGAAGAATATGAGATTTTAATTGAATTTAAAGATATTAAATTATGGAGTCCACAATTCTATAATTATTCAACGGATGTCATTGATGTATCTTTGTGTAAATTACAAGCTCATAATCTTAATAAAATCTTATTAAAAGATACTGATTTTCATAAATATTTAAAAGAGGCTACACAAAGTTATCCTGGATATATTAGTCATTACAATTATCAAGACGCAATCAACAACAAAAACGATATTTTGATACGATACGTTTTTAAATACATAGTAAGTAAGTTTGATGAAGTTCAATATCTTGGTGATTTTGAATATGACATTGAAGTCTTAGATCAAAATTTTCAATTAAAAACAGATGAAAGTGGGGCATTGTGAATAAAGATTATTCATACGCAGATTATGTAGAATTAGGCATTGAAGTATGTGCCAGCTGCGGAGGGGCCAATATCAATTATAATTATAATATTCAGCCTGGTGAGTATTGTCGAGACTGTCAGCATAGTGAGGGAACTCATACATGTATGCCAGACAATGAATATTTTTATCAATTAGCAAAACAACAAATGAAAAAGATTAAGGGGGAAATATGAGCAAAGAGCATATTAACGTCTGTCCAAGTTGTGCAAGTCATTACGAGATTGTTTGCAAAGATTGTGGAATAGACATGGAAGAATTAGAAGTTAATTTACAAATTAATTATTTTGGGGAAGAACTATCAAAATATATATCTGATGAAACATACAAAAGTATGTATGAAGATTTAGAAATAGCTTTAGAAAATTTATTAAATTACAAACGGAGGAATAACCAATGAAACAAACTAACTATGAAAAAACACAAGATATTATTTATGATAATATTGAAAAAGAAAAAATACAAATATACAAAAAGTTTAAAAACATAAAGCCACAAACGTATTTGTACGCAAGATTGTGTGAAACAATGACACAAGTTTTTTGGGCTGCACCAGGTAAACACCTTGCAGAAGGTCTAATTAAAGACGCATTAGAGGATGCAAAGGGTTTTGTTGAATTTGTAGAGGAAAAAGAAATACAAAATTGTAAAACAAGGAAGGACAAATAACAATGAGATATAATATAGGTGATTGTGTTGAAGTTAATGGCAATAAAGAGGCTACAATTTTGAATTATTATGCAGATAATATGTACACAGTAAGATTGTGGTCTGGTTTTCGTCATATTGGTGACATAACAATAGACAAGAAATATATAAAATTAATTAAATCTTGGGGAGCTTTTTCATAAGTTCCTCACTGATTGACACTCTCATTCTAAGCATACGAATAACTTCTAAATATCTCTTTTTTGCAGTATGACGGGAGCAATGAAGAATATTCTTACCTATCCAATGCCAGGGAGCATTCAAGGTTCTGGCCCAAACAAGTTTTCTCTCATCTACACTCATCAATGGGCCTAAGTAAAAAAGACAAAATTCGTATATCTCAATCTCTCTACTTGTAGCAACTGTTTTAATCGGCTGTTTACTCCAACGATTATGATCTGAGCTATCATGCACAATATCAAACTTCATAGAGCTTGCACCTTGCTTATATACAGAAGGCAGCTTTTTGTCTGTATCATAAGCTATTTGAAACATATCTATTATTTGCACAGAAGTGATACTCATTTGATAAACTTCCAAGAATGAGCAAGGACCCAGAAATGAGCAAGGAACCAAGAATAAGCCCAAGAATGACCAAGGACTTTCATTATGCCTTACCTAACTTTGGTAGTTCTTCAGGCCATTCGATTTCACCATCAATAAGTTGTTGCCAAAACTTACCCATATCACCTCGTGATTTCATGTGAGTAAAGAATTTATTGTGAACAAGTTGGTCCGCTTTTTTTAGTCTGCTACCATTTTTTATGTCATGGACGGCAGTCTTATAACTCATCTTTAAATTCTTCCCCAGATGAGACAAATCTGGCACCTTCTTAGTATTCTTAGTAGTTCTATAAGTAGTATTATTAGTATTATATACTTTACTAATATACGACTCTGGTGTCGTATCACTTTGTTGAGGGCTTAGAACATTGTCCAATAAACTGATATGTAAGAAATATTCACACGAGCTTTTTAATCTTTTTCTTGTAATTAATCGTTTATCTTCTAACTCACGCAATGCACGAACAACTGTTCTTCTGTTCATATTAATTTGGTTTGCAATGGTTTGTTGACGAATATAGCACCTCCCGTATTTGGCCTTATACTCACTCAATAAGAGGTAAACGATCTTCCCGTTGGGGCTGACATCAGATCGGAGAAACCACCCCCATTTTGCCTGGCTATTCAAAGATACAGCCTACTTGAATGCAGATTAGTTCTATCTGTTCACGAGCTATTGTAATCTCGGTCCATTGGTCATCAAGAACATG